TTTGCCATATCTGCTGGCATAACTCCACTAAAGAACGCGGCCTTCTTCATATTCAATACCATATCAAAACTTACATCATCGATACTTCCAAATTCATCTAATATTGCTTTGGTTTCTTCCTTGAATAAGAGTAATAGAGGATTAACTTTTGAAAAACTAACTCCTAAATCTTTTGAGAAATTAAACATTGCTGTTGCAAGACCTGCTACTGCTGCACCAACCAATAAGAATGCTGGTCCCATCTTTCCAATATTTCCAAGACTTTCCTTTTCAAGTCTTGCAATTTCTTTATTTTTCGTAAATCTCATATCAAGACCACCACCCTTTTTAGTAGGTCCTTCTTCTGCTTCTTCTAATTTAATTGCCGCTTTAGCTGCGGTAATAAATCCATCTGCTACCTTATCAGCTTTACCTTTTAAATCAAATTTTGCAGATAGTAATTCACCAACCATAGGTATTCTATTAATCACATCATCTATCGCCTGAAATGGTTTCTTGATTAAATCTGACTGTTTATTTATTTCTGCATTTAATATTTTTTGTTTGTCATGTTCCATTTTTAACATTTGTAAATGTTCAGCCACAAGAGGAAGTTTTGCTTTAATAGCTTCTCTTATTTTATTATTGAAATCAAGACTTCTAAATTCATCAGTTCCAATAGCTTCTCTATTATGTAAATAGTCTTGTGAAATGTCAAGTGCTCCATTTATGGACTTCATTTGTTTTTGACTTACTTTATCAGTTTTTGTATCAATGGCGAATATATTCTTCTTAATATTCTCCATTACTCCCATAGTTTGAGTTATGAATTTTGCACTTTTACCACTATCTTGAAAAGATTTTCCAAGTTCATTTGCAAGAGAAAATACTTCCTTTGCACTCTCTGAGGCCTCCTTAGAGGTTTTTTTGAATTCTTTTGAAGTTTTTAAGGCATCCTTTTCGTATTGACTTAGACCTTTCCACAATTCTTTATTAAGAACTATCCAATTACGAATATTGGCATCTATCTTTTTCCATGCGGTGTCGTCAAAGCCAAAGTCTTTAGGATTTATCTTAGGTTGTTCTCCCTTGGCCATTTAGGTTTCCTGTTTTGGTTATCTACTTAAATGCATTTTTAAGGTCTTTAGCCATCTTATCGTAATCTGGCTTATCTGTACCTTGTAATCGTGCAACTATTTTATCTTGAAGTTTTTCTGCCTCTTTAGACAATCTTTGAAGTTCTTTATCTTTTGTAAATAAATTTTTTATAAATTTATTACCTTTACGCCTACCGATATTACTCCAAAATCTATCCATAAACTCATATAGAACTTTTTCGTTCTTTATTTTATATTTGGGCATTTCGTTTTCTCCGAATGTTTAAAACTGAATGTTTGTTATCAATTATAAATATCAGTTTAAACAAAAATTACTATTTACGTTTAATATTTGGACTACGAGCTTGGGATTTTTTTGAAGCCTTTTCTATGGCATCATTTTCATCCTTGTATTGTTTTTCAAGTCGTTTGAGATAGTATCGTCTTAGATATATAGGCATATCATAGACTTCACTAAAGTTGAATCCACCTTTAGCGTGATATACTAAAGTGAATATTTGGTCGTGTATGTGTGGTTTATCAGATGGCTGAAGGCCAAAAAAACGTGGCGGTCACAGGGACCGCAACCTCCTGAACATCACCATCATCGAGTTCAACAAAATGAGATAAATTAATATCTGGAGTTACAGATGCTAAATAAACTCTATATGCAAATGAATCAACTGATAGAAATTCATTATCCACAAAGTTATTTATTGTGGCTTTTTCCCTATCACCATCTATTGCGACAATAGAAGCCTTTAATCTTGTAGTGATTTCAGGGTCAATACCAGATTCTTTTGTGAACTTTTTTAAAGCTTTTAATTCGTTCTCTATTATTTTTTCATCTCTTTGAGTTAGTAATTTAAAAGTAATAACTCTTTTTGCATTTGGTAATTCAAAGTCAAATTCATTTTTACCTTTTTCAAGTTTTGAAAATTTTATTTGTTTATCCTCAAGTTTAGTTAAATCTACAGTTTCATCTCGTCTTTCACCACTATTTGGATCTAAAAATTCAAATGTATACTCTTTACCATAAGCTAATACTCTTGATGCCACCATAATTGCATTCTTATCACCAATAAGAACATCGTCAAGATTTACTCCTTCTGAAACTACTAATGCTTCCAATAGTTTATCTATTACGATTCCCTTTTGTATTAAATTAGTAGATGTTAGTATATCTTCTTCTTTTGCTGTCATGTATTTTATTTCCACTTGACCACTTGATAATGGATTATCTGCTGGATAAAAATGCCCCTTAGAAGGCAAATCTATTATTTCAGTTGGAAATTGGCGTTTTTCTTCTGCCATATTAATCTCCTATGTATTTTATTGAATAGTTTTTTGTAACTTATCAATATAACCAATTATTTAAAACTTAATGTGCTGGGTATCGTTTGTGATACCCAGCTAAAAATTACTTACGCTTTTACTTCGGGATTTGATTTCCCAACAGCGTCTCTAACGGAATAAAGACCGAAAGATGCTAATAGTGTCCAAACAACTTCAGGTACTTGATCTACAACACCTGCTGCTTGAAGAACACCAACAACACCAGCAATAACTGATGTCCAAATGGTCTTTGACTTCCACCATTGCTTATCTGCGATGACTGCCATAATTGACTCCTTATATTATTATTAAAATGTTTAGAATTGTAATATCGCGTAATCGTATCTTAATGTAAGTGTAATGTCTGCAGGATCAGTAGTATTTGCCCAATCCAAGTCATTAAAATTAGCGTTTACAATCCATGTTCCCTTTAATGTCCATTCCTCAACTTTATCACCAACAGGTCCTAAAACATTAATAGTTACATCTTTTTTGTAAAAATCTGTATAACCATCTCTACCTGTTACTGACTCGTGAGATAATCTAACCCATTCCATAACGGCTTGTGCTCCACTCGGAACAACAGGGTCGTAAAGTGTTATTTCTAATTCTTCCCAAGCTCCCTTACCTTTAACATATCGTCTAACATTGATGTGGTCTAATTCAATTGTTTCAAAGGCTATTGAAGGTCTGTTAGCGGTTTTGATAAGATATGCTGGTATTCCCTCGATATACATGATGTACCGATTCTTAGTTTTCGGTTCAAACGGTGTGAACATTATTTCAGAAGGATCTAATAGTTCTGGCATCTTTAATCTCCAATAAGTTTAATTCTTCAACTATAAATATCAAAATTATGAAAAATCATCATATTCATTTTTCTTAGTTTTATAGAAGTTTTACTACTTCCTCATATATAAATATATCAGGCAACAAAAAACCCCACAAAAAAGTGGGGCTTTTCGTATAGTTAATCTATTTGATTAAACTTATTCAGGAAATGCTGCTCCTGTTGGTTGAACAACGAAGTCCAATACAATAAATTCAGCTGTCCGTGTTGGTTGGATAAATATCTGACCAACAAGTTGATTTCTATCAACAACATCTGGAGTATTATTGGTATCATCCATTACTACTCTAAATGCGGATAAACCACTATTTGCTTGAACTGATTCTAAGAACGGATTCACTATATTAAGGAATCTATTCCTTGTTGCTGTACTATTTTGTTCGAATACCAAGTATCTACTTGATGATGCGATAAACTTCTTGAGTTTAATCAACAACCTACGAACATTAACCCTATCGAGAGCTGAAGGACGACCTTGTAAGGTCTTTTGTCCCCAAACACATACACCTTGACCTGGGAAAGAAGCGATTGGATTAACTCTATCTTCATAAAGAGTATCTCTTTCAGAATGAGTCAATCTTGTTTGTGCTTCTAACACACTTGTCAATCCACCACGATTCAAACCAGCTGGTGCGAACCATTCGTGGGCTACTTTATCAGTATATGCAATTGTTCCTGCTAATACTACTGAAGGCGGAACCCATACAGGTAATGATGTATTTCTATCTATAATCTTTACCCAAGGATAATAGGTTGCTGCGTAGTTAGTATCAAGTGTATTGATTGCTGCAGTTGCAGTTGCTATTGTATCACCTTGTTTAACACAATCTAATACATAAAATGCATCTCCTCGTGCTTCCATCTTTGATATCGCGTGATTAGTTACTACTGAATGTAATCCATGAACGATACCAGGTGTTACTAACATATTGATATCAAACTCATCAGGATTACTGATTGCGTTAATTGCTTTCTTATATGCAGTTGTACCACCAGTTGAAGATGTTGAACAATCAAACCCTTGTGTGTTTGTTGATACTATATTTGCTGCTGTATGTTTTGGTGCTGCTGGATTTACACTATCAAATCCACCTTGCATTGGAACAACGAATTTTCTCTGTTTAATATGAGAAAGTGCCAATGTTACCTTTTCAGTTCCGTCTGAGTAAGTATCACCAAGTGCTGATGCGTCTGCTTGACCATTAAAGTCCTCAAGACTCATACTTGTATGTCCACCTGCGGAAAACGAATTAATTGGACATAAGTATTGTTCAGCATCTGCGTTACCATAATCGTGTCCAATAAGAACATTTGAATCAAACTCGTTTTGTGCGTTTGATTGTGAAGTTTTAATTGTCCAAGTTGGAAATGCTGTATCATTACTTCCCGCTGGATTACTTATTGCTCCATGTCCCATTGGAACTACCGTTACAGGTGCTGCTTTTTCTGCTATATCTGTAAAATCAGATACATAGATATATTTAGATAGATTTGGCCAATCACCATTGTAAGTCAATTTACCATTTGAATCTATTGTTACATATCTATCACCAATTCGTCTTGCAAAATAATTAGGACTTTCTGGGTCAAAATTCAAACCATCATATTGTTCTAAGATATTATCTTTAGTTAGATTGTTATCATTTAAACCAGTCTGTCTTACTTGTAATGAAAATGAACCATAATCACTACCAGCGATTGAACCTGCTGCTTTTACATTCAAAATAGCTATCTTATATTTGTTATTTACATCACTACCGTGTGAACGAGTATTGACCTTAAACAAATCATATCTTCCCTTGTTAATCAATTGTGATTGAATATAAGGTGAAGTTGCGTTGTCATAAGTTACTGCCATATTATGAGTTCCATGACTTGCAGTTATACCAGCATTAGCTGCTGAGTATGCATTGCTACTTTGTGCATATTTAAAGTTCTTATACAAGTATACTGGTACTGTAGATCCACCTGATTTCTGAACTTGTGCATCTTTACTAAATACACTTTCAATATAATTTGCACTTCCAGTATCAAATGAGAAAGACCAAGTTGCTGCGGTCAAACTTTTTGCACCCATATTAGCACCACTAACTATAAGGTTTGTTGTCCCCCAATCAGAACCAGCTACTACGGTACTTCCTTCTAAATCAACCGTTCCATCACTACCACCACGAGATGGTAAGAATACAACGAGATTCTTCTTTGTTTTTGTAGAACCACTGGCGTAAAGTGTTAAAGAATCAGCTGAATATCCAGCTGTATTTAACACTCGAACTATTGTTACAGTTCCAGCACTCCTTAAATATTGTTCTACCGC